AGAGGGGCAGGCTGAGACCTGTCCTTTTGTGATATGAAAGGGGTAAAAATTATGGCAGAATTCACAAATGCGGCTGCTCAGACCGTAGCAGCAAATGGAAATGTAGTATTTTCAAACACAGCAGTTAAAGGCTCTAACTGCATTCAGCACAGAGAGGGAAGCGGAATCATTACACTGAGAGGACTGACTAACCAGTGTAAAGCAAGATTCTTCGTGGATTTTTCTGGCAATATCGCAATTCCAACAGGCGGTACTGTCGAGGCTATTTCCCTGGCTATTGCAATCTCTGGCGAGCCGGTTCTTTCTTCTCAGATGATTTCCACACCGGCGGCAGTAGATCAGTACAACAATGTGTCCTCTGGTATCTATATTGATGTACCTCGCGGATGTTGCGTTAATATCGCGGTAGAAAACACAAGCGATCAGGCTATTTCTGTTGCGAATGCGAACATTGTTGTGACCAGAGAAGCGTAGGAGGTGCAGTTATGAGAGATATTAAAGATTTATGCGCAAGAATTGAAGACGAACTGTCCAAAATCGCTGATAATGGACTGACCACCGGAAATCTGGAAATGACATACAAACTGATTGATATGTACAAAGATATCAAGAACACGTATTATTGGGACAAAAAAGTGGAATATTACAACACTGTCCTTGATGAGATGCGCGGCGGATACAATGACGATTACAGCGAACGTGGAAGAAAGCGTGACAGCATGGGGAGATACAGTTCAAATGACGGCAGAATGATGCCGGATTACGACAGAGGCAGTTCTTATGCCAGACGTGGTGAGCATTATGTTAGAGGGCATTACAGCCGTTCTGACGGACGAGATGCTTATGACGACTACATGACACAGAAACAGAGTTATCGTTCCGGCAAATCCGAGGACTGCAAGAGAAAGATGCTCGCCGCCCTGGAAGAACATCTGGATGAACTCACAACAGAAATGAGTGATATGTCTAAGGACGCGGAGTGTCGGGAAGAACGTGATCTTGTCAAGAGATACGTGGAAAAACTCCGGGATATGCTCTAATTAGCTAAAACATGTACCACAACTTTTTAGAAGTTCTGTGGTAAAATATATTCATAGGGAAGATTCGTAAGTGGTTTCCGCCACTTGACATAGACATTTTTCATTGATTCCTCCTTTCACGGGTGCGTGTCCTTAATAGAAAATGTAGAGATGCTCTAATGAAGCGTCCGGTGATACATGAGGTTGAAAAGCGGATGCAATTTCCGACACGTGCCATTACTGTCTATATGACTTGCTCGCTCGCATAGGCAGTACGCACCTCCTTGTAAAAGGTAAATGGGTGGACAGGCGCCCGAAACAACTCGTGGCAGGCATGACACGTTAAACACCTTGCTAACCCGGGAACCCGGGTTATAGGAATGTAGCTCAGTGGCAGAGCAATGCATAAACTAGCGTCGCAGGTTCGATTCCTGCCATTCCGATTACCCTGCCAGTGGTCTAACTGGCTTAATCCACTTACCTGCGGCGGCAGGTCAATAAACACGACCAGGAGGATATTATGCAGAAACTTATTGACACATTAAAATCATTTGGAATTGAAATCCCGGAGGACAAACAGGCAGATGTTAAGAAAGCACTCTCTGAGCATTATAAAAATGCTAAGGAAGTCGCAAAAACCCTGTCGAAAGTTGAGGGAGAACGTGATGACTGGAAAGAACGTGCTGAGACAGCAGAGGAAACCTTAAAAAGTTTTGACGGTATCGACCCGGCGAACATTCAGACAGAGCTTGCTGGATGGAAGAAAAAAGCCGAGGATGCAGAAAAAGAATTCAACGCGAAAATCTATGAAAGAGATTTTGACGATGCTCTTAAAACTGCATTGGAAAATGTTAATTTTTCATCTCCAGCAGCTAAAAGATCTGTTACTGCTGATATCAAATCAGCTGGCCTTAAGCTTAAGGATGGAAAGATTCTTGGGCTTAATGATTTACTTGAACAGATGAAACAGGATGAACCTGATACATTTGTAGATGAAAGTCAGCAGCAGGCCAAGCAGCAACAGGCGAGATTTGCAACATCGCGGATTGGACATCAGCAGACACCGGGAAGTATGACTAAAAAAGATATCGAAGCGATCAAAGACCCGTCCGAAAGACAGGCCGCAATCGCTCAGAATATCCAGTTATTCCAGTGATTTTTTACACCGACTATACACCAGAGTATAGCCGCTAACCCAATACCTTAACAATTATGGGTAGAAAGGATTTTTTATATGGCAGCAAAAGCTAATCTTATTATGACAAATGATATCCAGGTCACAGCACGTGAGATTGACTTTGTAACCAGATTCGAAAGAAACTGGCAGCACTTGCGTGACATTCTGGGAATCATGAGACCTATCAAAAAGCAGCCGGGTGCTGTACTCAAGTCCAAATACGCAGAGGGCACTTTACAGAGCGGAAAAGTGGCAGAGGGTGAGGAAATCCCTTACAGCAAGTTTACTGTAAAAGAAAAGACCTATGCAGAAATGACTATCGAAAAGTACGCAAAGGCTGTATCTATCGAAGCAATCAAGGATCACGGCTATGAGAACGCTGTTCAGATGACCGATGATGAATTCCTTTTCCAGCTTCAGACTGATGTTACCGGAAGATTTTACGATTATCTGAAAACCGGTACGCTTACTTCCACAGAAACAACATTCCAGATGGCTCTGGCAATGGCCAAAGGCCGTGTAGAAAACAAATTCAAGCAGATGCACAGAAATGTGACTGGCGTTGTTGGATTTGTGAATATTCTGGACGTATATGAATATCTCGGAGCAGCTGAGATCACTATTCAGAATCAGTTCGGATTCCAGTATATGAAAGACTTTATGGGATTCAACACCATTTTCTTACTGTCTGACAGCGAAATCCCGAGAGGGCAGGTTATTGCAACTCCTGTTGAGAACATCGTTCTGTACTATGTTGACCCGAACGAATCTGACTTTGCAAGAGCTGGTCTGGTGTACACCGTATCTGGCGAGACAAACCTGATTGGATTCCATACACAGGGCAACTACCACACAGCAGTATCCGAAGCGTTTGCGGTTATGGGACTTACTCTTTTTGCAGAGTACATTGACGCAATCGCAGTAATCACCATTGATGAGACACCAACACTTGGCACTCTGACAGTAACATCTGCGGCAGGAACAGCAAGTGGCGACACAAAAATTACTGTAAATCCGGCTAAGGAAAATGCTAACAACGTATATAAATACAAAGTTGCGGCAGACGCAGTAACTGTTGGATATGGACAGAACCTCAGAAATTGGACTTCTTGGGACGGAAAGGCTGACATTAAGGCGGCAACCGGACAGAAGATCACAGTGGTTGAGTGTGATGGAACATACAAGGCACTGAATGCCGGAAGTGCAAGCGTAACAGCAAAATGATGAATCTGGGAGGTAACTGGCATGGCTTATGCAGATTATGAATTTTACACAACTTCATATTTCGGTTCAGTCGTGCCAGAATCCGACTTTCCACGACTGGTAGAAAGAGCCAGTGATTTTGTGAACACAATGACATTTGACAGGTTGGTGAACGGACTGCCGACAAATGAACGCTCACAGAAGCGTATCAAAAAGGCGGTCTGTTCACTGGCTGAATTAATGTATCAGATTGAACTTGCTGAAAAGAATGCAATCAATCAGGCATCAGCAAATCTTACCGACACGAATGTCGGGAACATTTCAACAGGCATTGTAACTTCTGTAAGCTCTGGCAGTGAATCCATCTCTTATGCAACACCTCAGCAGAAAGCATCAGGCGTAAAAGAATGGAGTGCGGTATATGCCGCCGCCGGAGATATACAGAAAACGAACGACTTACTCTTAAAGACAGCTTTGCCGCTTCTGATGGGAGTAAGGACGGATGAAGGAATACCAGTATTATATGCAGGAGTGTGATAGATATGAGCTTTAGAGAAGCATGGTTTCAGCTTTTAAATGGAAAGAAAATTAAGCTCCCATCTTGGAGCGGATATTGGGCGTGGGAAGATAATACGATCAAAATGCATTGCAGGGACGGTAAAGTACTGGATATCAGAGAGACCGATAATGTGGCGTATACGTTTTCTAATGTTGCATCGCATGATTGGGAGGTGGTTGAATAATGGACATTTCAACATTAGGCTCATGTATAGCAATCGTTATGATTTGCTACATCGTAGGAATGGGCTGTAAAGCATCAAAAAAAATCCCTGATGAATGGATTCCGGTAATCATGGCGGTTATTGGTGGGATTCTTGGAGCTGTCGGAATGGGAGTTATCCCAGATTTCCCGGCAACAGATTATATCACAGCAGTTGCGGTCGGTATGTTTAACGGTTTGTCGGCAACCGGTGTGAATCAGGTTATTAAGCAGACAGTGCAGAAAGAATAATATTAAGGAGAGGGTATCATGTACGAAAAAATGGTGACGATTTTTGACTATTACGAATCAGCCACGACAAGAGATGCGTACTGGTATCCTCATGTTTTATCCGGCGTTGACCTCATTACAGACAAAGGAGCAATCCTTAAAAAGTATGGGCCAGACGCAACTGACAACGCACAGTTACACGTTCGATATACTGTCCAGAACGGAGATATAACCATTGCTGACAAGAATGGTAAGATTCTTCCATGGGTGCCGCCTAAAGAGTGGAAACAGCAGATTAACAACGCTCTGGAAGATACTATCACATTCTCAGATGAGTCGTTCTTCTGGGAGGGTGAGTGGAATGGTGGAACAGTAACTGATGGTGATTATCGGAGTGGATTCTACCAGTACATGAACGAGAACAAGGATAATGTGTTTAAGATTACCAGTGTTGGCGGTCCGTACGCACTGATTCCACATTTTGAGATTCTGGGTAAGTAATATGAGTAAGATTCATCATTTCAAAGGTTTCTCCGTAGTTGACGGAGATATGAAAATCAAGCTGAATATGGACAGGTTCTCCAAACAATATCAAGAAGCCCAGTATCTCCTTGATGGAATGGTCATGGACAGTATGGTTCCGTTTATGCCGATGATTACAGGAAACTTCATTAACCGAACAAGAATTGAAAGCACATCATTGCAAGGAACTGGATTTGTGTGTGCTGCGGCTGCTCCTTATGGACGTTTTTTGTATGAGGGAAAAGGAATGGTTGACGAAGCAACTGGAAGTCCCTACGCAAGACGTGGAGCAAAGAAAGTTCTCGTTAGTCAGTTTTCTGGTCAGACAGCCGCAAAAGAAAATCTTGAATACACCAAACGGGCACACCCACGGGCACAGGCAAAGTGGTTCGATGCCGCTAAACGACAATACGGCAGTACATGGCTTCGCAAGGTAAAAGCACAGGCAGGAGGTGGCAGACATGGCGGATAAACCTATCGGTAAAGACGCAACTGGATACGAGATTCTGACAGATGCCATGAAAGCACTTCTGAACCAGTATCCGGGACTGTACGAAAATGAAACAATCAAATTTGAGGAACTTGGCAAAGAATCAGGGATTGCGTTCTCAGCAGACAACGGGGCGCTGGTCTATTCAGAAAAAGAAGATGTCTGTGGAACAATGCATCAGGTATGTCAGTACCCCTTTTATGTGGTATACCGAACAGCGTCCGACAAGGAACGACAGAAGCTATCTGTTCAGAAGTTCCTTGACAACCTCGGAAAATGGATATGCCGGGAACCAGTTGTCATAAATGGCTCTGAGACGCGTTTAAATGCGTTTCCTGAGCTTTCACAGGGACGAGCGATAAAACGTATTACACGTGACAACTCCTATGGTTTAGAGCCACAGGAGAGCGGCGTACAGGATTGGCTATTGCCATTATCGGTACGCTATGAAAATACTTATGAAGTAATATAACAAGTAACAACCGGCTATCAATTAGAGATAGTCGCTAACCTACACAGCCTTTTAAAAGTTATAGGCAGAAAGGACATTTCTATGGCAATTACAGGCAAAATTGACCGTAAATATATGGCTCATTATATCGACGCAGGTTCCCTCTGCGGAGGACTGACACCGAAATATGAACGTCTTGGAAAAGATCTGGAAGAGTACAATGTAGAACTCAATCCAGATACCGAAACCTCTAAAAACATTCTCGGAGAATCCACATTTAAACACAATGGCTATGAAGTTTCTTCTGACGCTGATCCGTTCTATGCAGATACCACATCAGACCTGTTCACAGCGTTGCAGAAGATCGTAGATGGACGTCTCAAAGACGATAACCTCAAGACAAAAGCAGTTGAAGTTCATCTCTGGACAGAAGCCACAGCAGGCAAGTATGAAGCATATCAGCAGGACTGCTACGTTGTGCCGACCTCCTACGGCGGCGATACATCCGGCTATCAGATTCCATTTACCGTCAACTATACCGGCGAACGTGTAAAAGGAAAATTTGATATCAGTTCCGGTACATTCACAGCTGACAGCGAATAAGCACATATGCAAGGAGGGCACGCCAAATGGCAAAAGTAATTAATACAAAAATTGATGATGGAATTCTCATTTTCACATTCACTAACAACGAAGACGAAGTTTTTTCTTCTTTCAAATTAAATCCGACTGATATCAATGTAGCAGCACGTGCAGAGGAACTGACAGAATACTTCGAGCAGCTCAAAGATTCTATTCAGAAAGTCACTTCTGGCAAAGAAATGGCAGAGCTGAACAAACAGATCGAGGATAAAATCAATTATCTGCTCGGATATGAAGCATCAAAAGACCTGTTCAAAGAACCAATTACCGCAACAACCGTTTTCGGAAATGGTCAGGTGTTCGCTTACATTGTTCTGGATAAGATCGCAGAAGCAATTGCGCCGGAAATCGAAAAGAGAAAAAAGAAAATGCAGGCAGCAGTCAATAAGTATACGGAGAAGTATACAAAATGACCGCCTATGAGCTTCCCACCTCACTAAACATCAGTGGGGTGGATTTTTCTATCAGGACAGATTTTCGAGCAATCATTGATATTCTTATAGCTATGAACGACCCGGAGCTGGACGAACAGGCGAAAGCAGTTGTTATGTTGCAGATTTTGTTCGAGGACTGGCAAAGCATACCCCCAGAACATCTTACAGAAGCTTGTCAGAAAGCATCAGAGTTCATCGACTGCGGACAATTGGACGATAATCCAAATAAACCAAAGCCCCGCTTAATGGACTGGGAACAGGATGGAGACATGATCGTGCCGGCTGTAAACAAGGTTGCCGGTAAAGAAATCAGATCCGTATCGTATATGCACTGGTGGACGTTCTTCGGCTACTTCATGGAATCCGGTGAGTGTCTGTTCAACACGGTTGTTGGGATCCGGTCGAAAAAGGCGAAGGGCGAAAAACTCGATAAATGGGAAAAGAAATTCTATCAGGAAAACAAGAACATTATTGATATAAAAACACGTCTCAGCGATGAAGAGCAAGCGTACAAGGATGCGCTGAATGAGATATTGAACCTCAAATAGTTAGGAGGTGAACGCATGGCTGCTGATGGCTCAGTCATTATTGATACCAGAATGGATACAACCGGTGTCCGAAATGGCGTATCAGCTATAAAACAGTCATTTAACGGCCTTGGGAGTGCTGTAAAAAAAATCGGTCTGCTGATTGGTGGGGCTTTTGCAGTTGGCAAATTAGCGCAGTTCGGAAAAGAGTGCGTGGAACTCGGCTCTGACCTTACAGAAGTGCAGAACGTGGTTGATGTTACATTTACCACCATGTCTGACAAGGTAAACGAATTCGCAAAGAACGCCATGACCTCAGCCGGACTGTCAGAAACGATGGCAAAAAGGTATGTTGGTACTTTCGGAGCAATGTCTAAGTCATTCGGATTCTCTGAAGCACAGGCTTATGATATGTCAACGGCTCTGACACAGCTGACTGGTGATGTAGCATCTTTTTATAACATTTCGCAAGATCTGGCTTATATAAAACTGAAGTCAGTTTTTACAGGAGAAACGGAAACACTTAAAGACTTGGGTTAACAATTAGCTCCCTTACACAGCAATGTGTATTGAATAACATGGTGAACGAAGAAATCTTCGGTGTGTTGCTTTATAAGCAATGCTAACGGTAAAAACCTAAAATTATTTAAAGACTTGTGGTTATGACACCTGTATGATATAATATTTACAGGAGGTGATTTCCATGAGTGAAGAAATTTGGAAAGATATTAAAGGCTACGAAGGTCTGTATCAAGTAAGTAATCTGGGAAGAATAAAAAGTCTTGAGCGTAGATGTAGAACAAGATGGTATACAAGAAAAGTACCAGAGAAAATTTATTCTCCTGCACTTGATACTTACGGTTATCCAATAGTCTCTTTGCATAAAGACGGCAAAAAGAAAACAATTACAATTCATAAACTGGTTGCAAATGCTTTTCTTAAAAAGCCGGACGGTTGCAATTCTATTAATCACATTGACGAAAACAAGCAGAATAATTGTGTTGAAAATCTTGAATGGTGTACTGTTCAAGAAAACAATGCTTACGGAACGAGAGTAGAACGGCTAAGAAAAACTCAGCAAAGAGCGGTTCTACAATGTGATTTAGATGGAAATGTAATTAGAGAATGGGAGGGGATGAACTTCCTTTGTAGAGAAACAGGATATGACCAAGGTTTAATATCTAAAGTATGCAATAATGTTCACAGGCATCGTACTGCATATGGATTCAAATGGAAATTTAAATAATCATGGCAATACCGTGCTAAGCATCGAAGAGTCTCAATAAGAGGCTCTTTTTTGATGAAAGTGTAACGACTATTCCGTAAGGAAGTAGGTTTAGGGTGAAATTCCCTATTCCGAAGTGCCATGCATCCTATTTGGATGAAGAGATAGTCTACTCCCCTAATAAATATCGGGAAACCGAGGGTATAAAGGGTCGTTATGACGCAAAGCGCCCTTGACCAGTACGCACTTGCGAATGGCTATGGCAAAACCACATCCGCTATGACCGAACAGGAGAAAGTTGCTCTCCGTTTTGCTTTTGTGCAGAAACAGTTATCGGCCGCATCTGGTGATTTTATTCGAACATCGGATAGTTGGGCGAACCAGGTGCGTGTGATGCAGTTACAGCTGCAATCTCTCAAGGCAACAGTCGGACAGGGATTGATTAATATTTTCACGCCTGTACTGAAAGTAATCAACATTCTGCTTGGTAAGCTGGCAACTCTGGCAAATGCCTTCAAGTCATTCACGGAGCTTATCACTGGCAAGAAATCTTCCGGTCAGACAAGTGGAAGTGGAGCAGGCCTTACAGGCGATGCAAGTGGCGTGCAGGATACGGCAGACGCTTACGGGCAGGCAGCGGACAACGCCGGCAAGCTAGCAGATTCCACAGAAGACGTAGCCGATGCCACAAAAGACGCGGCAAAAGCGGCGAAAGGGTATCTTAGTCCGCTTGATGAGATTAATCGGTATTCAACTCAGAATACATCGTCAACAGCAAGTAAAGTCCCGTCCTCAGGAACAGGGTCAGGAGGAAGTCCTGGCGGTCTGGCTGGAGCTGTCGGAAATGTGGACTATGGAAAAGTAGCAGAGGGTGAAACTGCTCTGGATAAAATCAGCAAATCAGCTGAAAAGCTTGCGAAGCTCCTTAAGAAGCTCTGGAAACCATTTCAGGATGCTTGGAAAAAAGAGGGCAAGAACACCATTGATGCGGCACAGATTGCCCTGTCGGGAATTGCAAAGCTCGCTAAGAGTGTAGGCAGGAGCCTTGTAGAAGTCTGGACAAATGGCACAGGTACAACGATGCTCACAACCATGCTTCGGATTGCTCAAAACGTGCTTAAGACTATCGGTAACATTGCATCTGGTTTCGCAGACGCTTGGAATAAGAACAATGTCGGGACGCAGATTATCCAGAACATTGCAGATGCTCTCGTAGTAGTCATGCAGTTTGTTGAGAAAATCGCAGAGGATACGGCAACATGGGCGGCGAACTTGGACTTCTATCCATTGTTAGAATCTATCAGCAATTTAACAAGTGCATTTGCTCCAATTCTGGAATCCATTGGAAATGTACTTGAATGGATTTACAAAAATATTGTTCTTCCGATGTTGACATGGGTCATTGAGGTAGGACTTCCGACAGTGATTAATTTAGTGTCAAAAGCAGCTACGTTTCTTGCCGATCATCAGCCGATAGTTGAAGCGTTCGGTGCGGCCCTGATCGGGGCGTTTGCGGCGGCGAAGATTGCAGGATTGGCATCGAGAGTTATTAAGAGCGTGTCTGGAATAGCTATGGCTGCAAAAGGGCTTATCGCACTAATGACTGGTACAGGTGGCATCATGGGCGGAATCAAAGCTATAGCAACAGCTATCGGTCCTGCCGGAATTTTCGTAATCGCAGTCAGCGCTGCTATAGCAATCGGAGTGCTGCTGTACAAGAACTGGGACAAAATCAAGGAAGCTGCTACAAAACTGAAAGACTGGGTTATTGGAAAAACAAGGGGACTTGTTGACGGAGTAACAAAGAAGCTGACGAATCTTAAAGAAAAAATCAGCGGGGTCTGGAAATATATGCGTGAAAAAACTACGACAACTTTTGGAAGTATGTGGAATACGGTAACTACAAAAGTAGGAGCTATCAAAGATGCTATAGTTAGCAAGTTTACAAGTGCAAGGGATACGGTGGTTGATACATTTACAAGAATCAGAGATACGGTGGCAAGTGTTTTTAACAACGTTATTGGAATCGTAAACGGCGCTATCGGAACTATCAATAATGCTATCGGAACTATCGAATCAGCACTCTCGTTCGGCCCATGGAAAGTACCGACCCCATTCGGCTCAAAGACTATCGGGTTTAAAGCTACTTTTCCACGAGTTCCGACAGTTCCATATCTGGCAAAAGGTGCAGTTATCCCACCAAGAAGCGAGTTCCTTGCGGTCTTAGGCGACCAGAAACAGGGTAACAATATCGAGACACCGGAAGCTCTGCTCAGAAAGATTGTCCGGGAAGAAACAGCAGGACGACAGACGAGCGGTGGAAGCTACCGATTTACAGCTCAGATCAATCGCAGGACACTGTTTGACGAGATGATGAAAGAAGCGCAGATGAGACGAGATACAAGCGGCAGAAACCCGTTTGAAATGGCATAGAAAGGAGGGCGTTATGGAAAAATATAAAATCAACGGAACGACAATTTGGCAGCCGGATAAAGACCTTGAGCTCTCCTTTGCTACGACTTACACAGAATCAAGTCAAAGAACACAGTACGGTGTAGGCTACTTCACGCCGATGTTCACTGTAGAACAGTATACGTACAAGGCTAGTGATCTCCCGATGGTAGAAGCAACTAAGATTTTGCAAATGGTAGCGAAAGGATATAAATTTACGCTACATTATTTCTCACCATATTACGGGGCTTGGAGAGATGCACCGTTCTATGTAGGACAGACGCAAAACATAGCTATCGGGGAATTGTCGGACGATAGAAAGATTTTATCGTCATTAGAATTTAACATGACGGGGGTGAATCCACTGTGATTAACGTAAGTAACGCATTTAGAGAAAAGCTTGAAGCTGGTGAGCCGGTCAGAATGGTAGTGGATATCACCTTTCCTGACGGGACGAAAAAGACTATTAATAAAGATATCATGAACGGCGACAACGGGTTTTCCGACTGCGCAGATAGCAGTAGCTTTCCGATCGGCGCTACTGTCTGTAAAACACTGACACTGAGTATTAATAACGATCAGGAACAGTGGAAGAACTACAACTTTTACGGAGCCAAGATTCATGCTTATCTGAAGCTTCAGACGTCGTATGCGGCGCCGGAATCTGTAAGCACACTGTTAGATAAAAGTTATAACCCGATTCTGGACAGTGTCGGTGATCCTATCATCGCAACACAGGCAGCTACAAAAGACATCATTGAAACTATTGACAAGGGAGTCTATACAGTCACTACGCCAGAGCGATATTCAGATATCATCAATGTTACGGCACTGGATGATATGTATAAGGCAAATAAGACATATACCAGCGGATTGAAACTTCCGCAGTCGCTCATTAACCTTGTCAGAGATGCCTGTAAGACTGTCGGCATAGGTATGAATCTGACCATGGACCATGGCGATATTATAATAAGAAGCATTCCGGACAGCATGACCTTCCGCCAGCTGTTCGGATATGCGGCTATGGTTGAGTCTGCGAACGCCCGGATTGATTATTCCGGGAATCTCCAGTTTGTAAAATGGGATTTTGGGAAAATGGAATCTGATAATGCCGCGACCGTGGACGCAGATGGCTTTATTCATTTCGGTGATGCTAGCCCGTCTATTGATACCGACGGCTTTGCTTCTCTGCCAGGATGGACTATTAATGCAGAGGGGTTCCTGGCTCTCACATCCGGCCCGGGTAGTGACGTTCAGAGACTGATGGCTTATGCGAACCCGCCTGCGCTTTCCAGTGACGATATAGTCATAACCGGAATTAAGGTAACGAACGGGCGATCAAACGACGATACTGATACTGATTATTTCGGCATGTACGGAGATGAAGGGTACGTCCTCGAACTTGAGAACGAGCTGATTGATACCGATCAGCTTCAGACAGTAGCGAATATCATCGGTGAACAGATCGTAGGGGCACGATTCCGGAATCTTGAAGGTGATCTGGTATACGACCCGCTCGTCGAGTTTGGCGACATGGTGTACACTTACGACCGATCAGGGAATAAGTACCTTACACCTCTGACGGACGTTTCCGGAAACGTGGGCGGTCTGACTACAGTTAAGACGCAGGCCGATGATCCGATCAGAGGCAGTAGTGACTTTTACGGGAATAGCACGAAAGCTATAGTTGCGGCACGTCAGATGGTGCAAAAAGAAAAATCCGCAAGAGAAGAGGCTATACAGAGATTGGCTGAAACGCTTAATTCTTCGAGCGGTCTGTATATGACACAGGAGCCACAACAGGATGGTAGTATCATATACTATATGCACAACAAAGCAACCATAGCAGAATCTAACATAATCTGGAAGCTGACAGCAGAGGCGTTTGCCGTGTCGATTGATGGTGGAAAAACGTATCCTTACGGCTTTGCGGTGACTGGCGAATTAATAACCAGACTGCTCTATGCGGAGGGCATTAATGCTGATTATATTAACGCAGGAACACTCGTCGTAAGAGACAAGAGCGGAAATGCGATATTTGAAGCAGACATGGACACCGGATCAGTTACTCTTGACGGAAGTTGCGTGACTATAGGCGGTAAGCCACTTGATGAAAAGATTGAAGATGTTGAGAACATGGCAGCTCTGGCCAGAAACATGACCATGCAGCTCGATAATGACTATCAGGGAATCCCAGTTGACAGCAACGGCAACTATACAGAGTTCCCAGAGTGCACCACAACAGCGACCGTCATGTACGGCACGCAGGACATCACGGATAACTGTACGTACACGATTACGACGTCCCAGAACATACAGGGAAGTTGGAATAAGGAGAATAAGACATACACCGTTACCGGGCTGACCGCAGACAGCGGATGGGTGAACATCAAAGCCGCATATCTGAATAACCTTGTCGTATCGAAACAGTTCTCACTTGCGAAACAGTACGCCGGACCGCAGGGAATTCCGGGCATTGGAACAGATGGAAAGACAACGTATCTGCATATCCAGTACGCACCGGTACAGAACCCGACAGCGGCACAGATGAGTAAGACACCGGATAAGTATATCGGAACTTACACGGATTTTTCTGGCGTTGACAGTACCGACCCGAGCAAGTACACGTGGGCGAAATTCGAGGGCGACCAGGGCGCACAGGGACCGAAAGGGGCAGACGGTAAGTCGTCTTATACGTGGATGAAATACGCCACAAGGCCGGACGGACTTGACATGTCAGACAACCCGGATTATGTACCGCTGTTAGACAGCGCTGGCAGTCCGATTCTGGATAGTGCCGGAGAGCAGATATATACGGTGACACAGGCAACCTATATCGGCATTGCAACGAACAAGGACACGGCGACAGAAAGCACCAACCCGGCAGACTACACGTGGAGTCGGTTCCGTGGCGTTGATGGATATGATGGTAAGGATGGAGAAAACGGCATCCCGGGAAAAGATGGTAAAGACGGAAAGACACAGTACACGCACCTTGCTTACGCCAATAGCGCAGATGGAACGAAAGACTTTTCGGTAAGTGACGGAAACCGTGAGTATATCGGTATGTATGTGGACTTCGTGGAAGCCGACAGCACAGACCCGACAAAGTATACGTGGTCACTGATTAAGGGGGCAAACGGAGCGCAGGGCGTGCCGGGAACACCGGGAGTAAATGGAAAAACGCCGTACTTCCATATCGCATATGCCAACAGTGCGGATGGTAGAACAGGTTTCTCTGTGGATGATAGCGTCAATAAGCTGTATATCGGGCAGTATACCGATTACACGCCGGATGATAGCACCGACCCGACAAAATACAGTTGGACAAAGATTAAGGGAGAACAGGGGACTGCCGGAAGGACTTACTTCTTCCAGAGCAATGCAGATGTGTTGCTTATGGGGGCAGACAAGAAGATAACGCCGGCATCGCTCATTGTGGATTCGTTCTATCGTGATGGAAACGGAGAGATTGCACAGTCGCAGAAAGGCTGGTGGAAATTGGAAAAATCCACCGACAACGGCGCTACATGGTCGGCACTCACGGTATCGCAGACTGCGGCACTTGACCGGTTGAATATTAATGTCAATAGCCTGTCACTCAAGGCACATGACATGCTCAAGGTTTCGCTGTATTTTGATCAGTCGAAAACAAAACTTGCGGACTACCAGACATATTCCGTTGCGGTTGATGTGGCGTCACTGACGCAGGAGCAGATAGTTGATATTCTGTCAGACGATGGGAAGTTCAAAGGGCTGTACTACGAAAAGGATGAGAGTGGGAACCAGACGCTGTTTATCTCATTCAATGCCATGAAAGGTGGCGTCATCAGTCTTGGCGGCACAAATAATGGAAACGGTCAGTTGAAGATCTACGATGCTGACGGAAATCAGATATCAAGATTAGGATATACCGGATATGTCGTACTTAACAAGAACACCGGAAACCCGATGGTATCTCTTAACACTGCCGGATTGCGATTGTATACGAACTACACAGACGCAGACAACTACAATGCACTGATGCTTGGAAAGTATGGGCTGTACGCACAGAAAGTCCAGAATAAAGTGCTTGAACTTTGGATGGAAGGTGATACGAGCAAAAAGTGGGAGGGCTACATTGTTCGCTATCTGAACAATAAAGTTCGAATAAATACAAACTCACTTTTTACGGACGGATGTGAACTTGGGGCAAACATTTTGACAAATGGAAGTCTCACTGTTGAGAGGGCCGCCGGATTGAAAGGCGGCGCTTATGTGCAGGGAAGTTTCTCTTTCGAAGATTCAGAGCAAACCGATGAAAGAAGCCCTGTCAGAAGAAGGCCTATAGCCACGCTGGGAACTGTTGGAAAAAAAGTGGCGTTTATCGGATGCGGTCAAACACAGACTGGAGGCACCGACATTGGAACTAGCTATAAAAACTATATCGAAGTTAGAGGACAGTTTACTGGTGCTAAAAATTTTGTAACAAGTAAATTCTATTCCGGTTCAGCCCCGTCTGACATCCGTCTAAAAGAAAACATCGAAAGCAGTGAAACAGACGCTCTCGAAACGGTTAATCGCATGAAAGTCCGTCAATTTGACTGGAAAGAGCGGATGGGCGGATGGCATCAAAACATCGGTTTTGTGGCAGATGAACTGGAAGAAATCGACCCGAACTTGGCTCTGGGCGGCGGATATGACGAAAACGGCGAGATGGATATTAAACAGATTAACAGTCCGTATCTTCTTAATTATGCCATTAAAGCTATACAGGAACTTAATACAAAGGTTGACGAGCAAGAAAAACGTATCAAGGAATTAGAAAGGAGATTACAGTAATGGGAAAATTTAACGAGTATTCACAGAAAGCGACACCAGCGGACAACGACACACTGATGATTTACGACGCAACAGCGAAGTCAAACAAGCTTTCACCGTTCAGCGGAATCTGGAACTGGATTGTTGGGAAACTGACCAATGCGGTTATCAGCAACTTGCAGACGAGCAACAAGACGGTACTGGGGGCGATTAATGAATTAAATAGTAAAACCTTAATAATCACTATGTCTGGTTCAACGGATAGCACTGGTAATATAAGAATCAACGTACCTAATTCATTTTCGAGGATGCCTTACGTTGTTACCAACATCCGAGATAACTTACAATATCCTTATATTGTTATCATATCAAGATGGACACAAAACGAAATTAATTTTAGAATCCGAAACGCTAGTGATAATTCAGCGATTATTAATACTCAGCTTCCAGTATTTCAGTGTATGCTTATCGGAAAGTAAGTTATCAATAAAATAGTAAGCGGTTTTTTACTGAAAATATCGGAGATACAACTGCTGATAACCATGCAAAAATTGATAGAAATATTGATTTCGAAGCAATGAGCTGGATAAACTCTAACTATGATAAAACATTTGGCAATCAATGGTGCTTTATAAAAAGTATCAGAATTGACCAAGCCGGATACGCATTTCAGTTTATTATTTCGTGTCAACTTAAAACCACCGTTGCTTCGAGGTATTGTGACAAAGGTACTTGGGGAAAATGGTCAATAATTTCTTAATAACTTTCCTCTTCCCATTTTGTTGATTAAGAAACTTTGAAAATTTCATAAAAAGGAGTTGATAATTTGGAAATTAAAGGCATTGACGTATCATCCAACCAAGGGAAACCGGACTGGACGAAAGTAGCTAAATCCGGTATTAAATTCGCAATCTTGAGAGTACACCAGAGGTCCGGCGTTGACAGCTCATTCGAGTACAACTACAAGGGATGTAAGAGCAACGGAATCCTTATCGGCGGGTATAAATATTCGTACGCTCTGACACCGGCACAGGCGATTGATGAAGCGGAGGATGTGATTGCCGCACTGAACGGGCGAGGACTGGATTTCCCGGTGTTCTATGACCTCGAGTGGTCTAATCAGCGAAAACTCGGTAAACAGGCAGTCGAAAACATTGCAGTCGCATTTCTGACAAGGATGAAGAAAGCTGGTTATAAGGTCGGTATCTACTGCAATCTGGACTGGTATAATAACGTTTTGACTGATGCACTCAGAAAGTATGAGTGCTGGATTGCACGATATCCGGCTGACGATAATGGTTCTGTACAGGAAAGATTGCGTCCGAATGTCGGTGTAGGCTGGCAGTATTCCAGCAAAGGAAAAGTATCCGGTATCAGCGGAAATGTTGATATGGATGTGTTCTACAAGGACTATAGAGGAACGACACAGAAAGGAGAAACAACAGTGGCTAAAACAAAATTACAGAAATTCCTTGAACTTGGTGATTATTATGCTTCAAACGGCGGATATCTTGAAAAGAAAAGTAATGCCTATCTGGATGATTTTAAGAAAAATGCCGGATACAACAATTACACCAGATTTGCTCGTGATGTAAATTCCTGGGGACAGCCGGGTTGCCAGGCTCAGCCATGGTGTGCAGAGTACCAGTTCTGGAAGCTGGTGAATGTTCTGGGAATCACAAGAGCATTGCAGATTATGGGCGGTGGATTCTATAACTGCAAGAGCATCACAAATCACGCCAAAAGCAATGGAACATGGCACAAATCACCAAAAGTAGGTGCGTTGATTATATTCCGTAACGGTTCCCATGTTGGCTCTGTCCGCAGCTTCAATGGTAGTGTTGTATATACCAACGAGGGAAATACTTCCAGTGCTGCCGGTGTGGTGGCAAATGGCGGAGCCGTGCGCAACAAATCCTACGCTATCAACGATTCTGCAATCGACGGATATGTTTGGATTGACTGGGGAAGTGAGGGACAGACTGCGGCTTGGAAAGCAACCGGTACAGCTACTTCCACAGCAGACGATTTATATGTCCGTGAAAGCCCGAACGGATATGTTCTCGGAAAAATCAACAAAGGAAACCGTGTTGAGATCAATGGAGAAAAGTCCGGTGCATGGACTAAGATCAAGGTCGCTGGAATCGGAATCGGCTGGGCTGCTACGAAGTATCTTGCTGTTGATGGGACAAAAAATGTGGCTGCAACTGCAACAACAATCGCCAAAAAGCAAGACAAGAACCAGAGGTTGTACACTGGACAGGTTACGGCTTCCAGCCTGAACGTCCGCACATGGGCTGGAGCAGAGTATCCGAACATCAAAAAATATCCGACATTGAACAAAGGAAACAAGGTTGATGTTATGAACTTTACTCAGAAAGCAAGTGACGGAAGCAACTGGTACTACGTCCGTATAGTCGGAAAGTATTTTGGATTTGCTTCTGCAAAATACATTAAGAAAGTATAAGAATTAGGCCCCTTGGAGTTAACCCTTGGGGCTTTTTTCTTTTAACCAAATTTATGTTCTGATTGATTTTTCCTTCAGAACAAGGTATACTATCAACAGCCGCACAGGGGTTGAACTTATGATGTAAAGTTTCCTGTGTGGCTACGCACAAGTGAAGAGTGCAGACTGATTCCACCGTGCATGAACGGAAGAGCTGTATGTCCCAATTTGGGGGCTGTTAGCAGCGGCACGAGTGGACAGTCAGAAAAAGAGTTGGGCCTAAAAACCTGACTCTCTTTTTTTTACGTCAAATTGCGACATTTTAATAAGATATAGATTTTCACGGTTAGTCACAAATTAGTCACAAACGAAGTCCTGAAACCCGCATAAACAAAGGATTCTTGAAGATTTTCATTAAAATTAGATTAAAGAAAATGTCTTTGCAAAATCCCTTGTGAAATGCGGAAAAACCAGTAAAATCAAGGCTTTGCAGACTTTTGTTAGAGTGATTAAGGCAGTTTAAAAATGATAAAAATAGGAACGGTTAGTCACAGTTAGTCACAAATGGGACTTTTATCTTTTCTATTTCTGTTCGGAGTTCTTCCAGGGTTCTGTGACCGTATACAGCGTTCGTAACATCGTTTCCGAACGAATGTCCCAACATCCTCTTCCGGTCGTTCTCCCGGACGCCGTATTTTTCACACAGGGTAGAAAAAGTATGCCGACAATCGTGTGGCGTGTGTTTCGGGTTGCCGGTTATTTTCAAGCGTTCCAATGTAGGGTAGAACAGGGCGTTTCGGTGTTGCGTCTGAGAATAGATGCAGAGCCTGCCGTTTTGCGTCAGAACCTTATTCTTCACAAACTCATATATGGCCGGATGAATCGGAACGATCCTGTCTTTTCCGGCTGCGGTCTTGATGCCGCCCTGGAAATATCTCTCTTCAAGATTTGTCGTAAGCTTCAGCACTTCTCCAATTCTCCAGCCGGAGTAGCACATGATCAGAATGAGCTGTACTTCTGGATCATCGGTGTTATTCCAGAGTGTCTGAAGCTCCGTATCGGAAAACGGGGTTCCGTGTTCAACGTCATCTTTTGTTTTAACAGAAACATACAGCGCCTTGTTTTCCGTGACTATCTCTGAATAGATTGCGAATTTATACATTTGTTTAAAAAGCATGAGAATCGTGTTTAGACTCTGCTTTTTGAGCGGGCAGTCGTCAATAACCTTTTGCAAATCCGGCGCCTTCAAGTCTTCAAATGTACGATCATGCAGGGACTTGCTGTTAAGATACCCACAGTGGTATGCGTTCCTTGAAGACTTCGACAGATCAGTGTCTTCCGGGAATTTCCATGCCATGAACTTTTCATACACTTCTGAGAACGTCAATTTGTGCGTTTCCGGGTGCTTTTCCTCTGTGCCCTTAAATGTATTGTAGTCCGACAGAATACGGCTTATAAGGGCGTCTGCGTCCGTTGTAGTGGCAATCTCAAGCTCTTTTTCCATGCCTGGCTTGTACGTCCCGGCTTTGTATGCTGTTAGAACAGCGAACCCTTTCAGATAGTCGTCAACGTAGCAGATCGCAGGCGGACGGATCGCTTTTCCTGTTGCGTCCAGCGTTGCCGGTGGGTGCACTGCATAGCAGTTTCTTCGACCCTTGCCGAGATAGCGGATAGACCCGAAGCTATTCGGCAGTTTTGGGTACTTCTTTCTTTTTGCCATGATTTTCCTCCTTGTATAAAAACAGCCCCTGCCGTTAAGCAGGAGCTAGTCTGGTTTACTCAATCTCGTCAATGTCAAAAGAATATCCAAGGACTTCTCCAACATCTGTGCATTTTCCTTTTAATGTTACTTTATCGCCTTTGGTAAGAGATGCTACCTTTGATTTTTGCTCGTCGTTTTTAATATTGCACTGTACGCCAATAATCTCAAAGTCGCCATCGGCTGTGAGGCTGATGTATTTTCCAGAGGCATCAATGTTACTGAGATTTCCGGTGATCTCAAGATATTTACCTTTGTACTTGTCAGATGCACCCATTGCGTTACTGTCAAGATCGGACATCATATCGTTAACGGAAACGGCAGTGTACTCGATCGGAGCAGCTTCTTCTTTTGGTTTAGCAGCAGTTTCTTTCTTTTCTGAAGAAGTAGTGGTTGCTGCGCTTTTATCTGATTCTGAATCACTTTCGCCAGCTACAGCTCCGATGATGGCTCCGACAAGGATTATCAGCACAACCCATTTGAACTTTCCACCTTTTAATTTCTTCCGGCACTGCGGGCAGACTTTAGCATCTGCCGGAATCTCTGTTTTACAATACTTGCATTTCTTTGTTTTTTCTTCGCTCATGCTTTATTTCCCTCCAATGACGTAGTTTTCATATTTTTCTCTTATTTTCGCAAGTTCTCTTTGCCTGATCGGGACGATCGCGCCAGATACCATCGTAAAAAAATGGCTTACTTCGCTTACCTCGTCCATATTAACTATATAGCTCTGGTGGCAGCGCAAAAATCTTCCGTCAAGACTCTTTTCGATATCATTGAGCTTTCCTCGTTCCTTGTGTGATATTCCGCACGTGCAATGGATCATTATGTATTTGTTCTGGCTTTCGATGTATTCAATATGCCGGAATTCAGCTCTGTGAAAGTAGTCCTTGTTCTTGATAGTAAGCGTTTTTTCACGGATATTTTCAAGCGTCTGCTTAACAACTGAATACATTCTTCCATGCTCAGAGCCTTTAATGATGTAATGAACCGGCAGCACATCAAGTGCATCAAATACATATTCTTTGCGTTCTGTCCAAAAAGTGATATTTCCATAGTATCCGGTTTTTCTTAATCTTTTAGCAATCTCTATGCCATTTTCTCCGTTAATGGAGACATCAAGAATTATTATGTCATACCATTCACCATCTGAAACATCGTCGATCAAAGGCTTTCCGCTGGTGTAGGTGGTTAATGTATATCCACCATCACCATGCTCTTTTAGATATCGGTCAATGCTATTTTTGAAAATCTCAATTCGTAAATTATCATCGTCACAAATCGCAATTTTCATGTAAATCATTCCCTTGTAAACATTGTTTTCGCCATTTGCAAAAAAAAGTGTTTAAATATGTTATTTTTATTATAGCATCGTTAAATTTAGTTGTAAATAGACGTTTTGAGGTGATTTATGAAATGAAAATAATCAAAAATATACTAATTATAATAGGAGCTGTGCTTTTGCTTAATTACATTGTTTATTTACCAATGTGTGTAGACGATTATATCCGTGAAGAGTCAGAAGTGTATTCTGTCCAAAATGCGTACAGATCTTCTACCCTACATAAGAATAGAACCCATGAAATAAAGCAGACCATGCCGTTGTTTTTATTCGCCCTGCCACTAAACAGAAAAGACTATATCTTTGATGTTACGAATAATTTCTATGCGATCATAAACATATCGGTGTATATCTGGCAGTTTCCAAGAGCAAACATTAGTGATATAATGGCATGAAACAAACTAGTGTTCGGTTCTATTTCCCACAAGCCGGACATATACTGTAATGTAGGCGGTAGTTGCGACAGGGAGGGTTATTATGGATTATAAGAAGGAAATTATTGAGATGATAGATAAAATAAATGATGACAGTCTGCTTGAATTCTTCTATAGATTCATTGCCAGAGTATTAAAAAACCGGGGAAATTAATCCCCGGCTTTATTTTTGGAATAGAGGGCATCTACGTAGCCATAAACTAACTGTTGGTCGTCTTTTGGAAGATTAGTGAGTTTTTCAATGCAGGACAGTAGCTGCGGATTTCCTGAGATATCTGCGACTAATTCTGCATTGTCTGGCTTATGTTCCGTCCATCCCATTAAGTAAGCAGGCGATACGCCTAATGCCTTAGCATAGTCACGCACTTTCTTTATAGAAAGTTCTCTTGAATTTTCAACCTTATTCACGGAAGATCTTGACTTATATCCAAGTTTTAATGCCAGTTCTTCTTGCGTCATGTCTAAATTTTCACGGCACTTTCTAATTCTTTCTCCTATGTTCATGGAGTTTACCTCCTTTCTGCTTACAATGAGAGTATAACATGTGTTGAAAAAATATTTCAACATTTTTTGAAAATATTGTTGACAAAAATTTCAACATGAGTTATAGTGTTAAATGTAGACAGAAACATCAACAAAAAGAAAGGAGGAGCAGGAATGGTTGATACTCCATTACTCGAACAGAGAATTAAAGACTCTGGAAAGAAATATGGATATTTGGCTGAGAAATTAGGGATTTCAAGGCAGTATTTCAGAATGAAATGTAAGAACAAGGCAGACTTCACAAACAGGGAAACAGATATTCTCTGTAGTGAACTTGGAATCACATCGCTTACTGAGAAAGAAAAAATTTTCTTTAAAAAGTAGACAAAACCGTCTACAAAGTTCTTAACTAGAAAGGAAGTGAAAACAGTTGAGCAAATCAGATGTTCAGTATCTATTTGATTATGTAAGAGATTTGCAGAGACAGGTAAATCAGTTAAAAGTGGCAGTCCTTACCGGGGAAACAAATGGATTAGAGCTTCCAAATCCTATCCATCTGGAACCCGGCGAGAAAATACCACTTGGACATCTTGCAGATGATCTACTTGATACAGAATTTCAAAATTGTGGAAACGATACTTGTGATAAGAGCAATGAATGAGATTGCAGTAGTCACTTTAAAACGGTAAGTATCTTCTCTGTATATTTTCATTTCAACTTCACCGTCTTGAGTGATCACGTAGCCTTCATATCCACGCACAGGTTGCTTGCGTAAGAATCCTTTAGATGCTAAGTATCTATACATTTCGTGATTCTCGGTATCTTGCGCAGTGGTTCCGTTATTTTTAAGAACGGATTTCATTAGCCGATATTGCTTCCCGGTTATCATTTAATCACCTTCTTTCAGAAAGAAGTATATCACGAAAATTTGACAGATGAAAACAATAAAAGAAAAGTCAGAAATGACCGTCCACCGGAACCGCCCCACCGGTGCTGACGAGGCAGGGCAGATGGAGGTGAAAGCAACGAGCCAAATAAAAAAGTTTTTCCACTGGTATTTTTTCACGCGAAGGAAAACATTGCTGGAATGGTTTATGGCAAAATTCCCAAACTTTCCATTGCATGTATCAATAGTATCTTTACTGTTGATAATGCTTCGTCCAGAAGTGGAATCTTGTATACGTCATATCCAGCAAATAGGGCAACAACTGATATTGCTGTTGGGATTACAAATCTAATTCGTTCTTTACGCTTGATGCGAAAATACATTTTGCAGTTTCGGTTCACGGTATAAACTCCGTGATCTCGGTCAAGCAGACCTAGGCGGTTTAAATAGTCTAATGTCTGGCATTTAAAGAAACGATTAGATTTGATAATCGGTAACAAGCGGAGAGTTATTCGCTCGCTAGGGGATAACTCAATGTTGGAAAAGTCAATATTTTTCATTTTAATCTCCTCTCATAGGAGAGTATATCACAAGAAAGGAGTGAGTGCATTGTCTGAAAAAGAAAAAAGAATCGTTGAAAAGCTGAAAGACGCAATTCCTAATATGTCAGAGTTTGACAAGGGATACATTCTTGGTAAGACGGAAAGTTTTTCCGAGAATAAGCCAGATGATTCTGGTAAGGAACAGAAAGAAAGTTCTTAACTTGGAGGTGAAAACAAATTGAAAAACAGAATCGCATTCTGGATTCTTTGTTTTGTGCTTTCGGCTACCTGCGGAGCACTTGGAAGCCTACTCGCACAGTGGATGCTAAAGTAACATCTGAGTGATTACAGTAGCCAGGAATCCAGTAAATCCGCCAACAACAGCACTAAATAAAGCTACTCGGAAATCATGTCGCCATTGCTGTTTCCGTAATTCTTTTTCTTTAGCTTCTTTTATTTGCTGTTCAAGGACGCTGTGCGGAACTATGGAGCCGTTTGCCATATTCGGTTTCATATTATTATCACCTCCCATCTATAGGGAGTATACCACAAGAAAGGAGCATAAAATGAGCGAAGTTGATACTTATATCAAAGAAAATGCAGAAGTTCATCAGTTCGCCGCAGAGGTTGCGAGAATCATATCAGGCATTCCGCAGATGCCAGAGTTCTCCTCGGAGAACATGAGCGTATCTGATGCAAGCAAGCTGATCGGACTTCCTGTAACATCAATCCGAGCAGGAATTGTATACGGATGGTTGCCGATCGGGACTGCTATCCAGAATAACAAGCCAGCAAAAAGCCTTTCCGGTGGCAGGATCACATACATCATAAGCCCTAGGAAAGTCTATGAAGTAACTGGTCATGTCTGGAAAGGCAAGGCTGCTCTTAATAAGTAGGTGCCCCGGAGGGAGCTAGCACCTCCACCCCGGAGCTTTGCACCCACTAAAGTACCTTAGTGGATAGATACATTATAGTTCTCTATCTGCTAATTGTAAAGACAAATAAGAAAAAATAAGGAGAAATTAGCTAGATATGAGTGAAATTAGAAACGAAAATCAGCCAACATGGGCTGACATCGAAGTAGCACTTGCGACTGAAATTGTCGAGGAAAGCAAGCGAAAATCAAGAAAGTGGTTCACCGCATGGGTTGTAACAACAGCTGCACTGGTAGCGAGCAACCTTGCGTGGATCATAGGAGGTATCAGTGAATAATCTGAAAAACATCATCTGTGCCGCACTGATTGGAGGTTTTTCCACGTTCCTTCCATTCTGGCAATGGGGCGGATCGGGCAGACAGCTTTTTGCGGCGGCAATGACTACGATGATTGTATATGGAATCCTCTGGGATATTGATACGCCAGAGGGAAAGGAGAATGAAAATGTATAAGAAAGAGATTGACGAAATTTACGAACTCTGTAAAAGAGTTGCAAATGAAGTTCCGACAGCAAATGCCTCGTTCAATTATTCAATTTATGGCATGAGTGTATGTGCACTTAAAAGGAAGGAAGATGTTAATCTTCCCGAAGACAAATTTAAATGGGATTTGTATCAGAGTGTATCTTTTAATCCATTTTACGAGAAAGAGAGTCGTGAAAGTCTCAAAATAATCAAGACTTTCTTACTAGAACTTCTGATAGATGGGAGGTGCCCGTTAAATGTTGAATCAGACAGAGCTGAAGCTCCTGCCGACAATGGAACTGATAACAACAGCGAACGTGCTTCTGGAGGAACTGAACAGGCGGAAAGCGTACATTCTTGACTGGGAGAACCCGGACATGTATCTGAATCATCTTGAGTATCATTGCGCTGGCGGAATCTTTCCAAGTGGCGAGCAGAATCCGGCGAGAGGAGATGGATCAGATAATCTATATTGCTTTTTTGAGGAGGTCCTTAGATGCTAAAGAAATTTGCTGAAATGCGTAAGATTGACGTTCTTCCGTATTGCGAGAAGCGTGATGGCATGTTGTATCTGAACTGGGCAAAGTGCATCGATATTCTTCATGAGAATGGCGCTGAAAAGGTTTATTTTGTTCCAATTCCGAATGAACGGACGGGAGGTAGTCTTTATTATTCGGACGTTGTTTTTACGGACAAGAACGGCGTAACAAACAGAACTTACGAAACCAGGATCAAAGTGGTGATCGATGATATGGAATATATCATGCAATCCCCAGTGATGAATGGAAGTAATCCGGTAAAAGACAATTCCATGAGTCAGCAGAGGGTATGGAACAGTATGTGCCGTTCCTTTGTGAAATGTGTGGCCATACATACAGGGCTGGGTTTCAATCTCTGGCTAAAGGAGGAACACAGGCCATTTAGCAACGAAATCCCGGGCGAGGATCCACTTGCTACGCCTGCGCAAATTAAGACTATAAAAAGTCTTGGCCAGATACATAAGATCAATCTGGATTACTGGATCCGGTCTAATGGAAAAACATGGGAGAATCTTACAGAAACCGATGCAGGCAATATGCTGAACGCTTTAAAGGAGAAGTATGGTGATGATTAATGGAATTTAAAGGAAAGATTTCTTCAGCGTTCCGGGATATTGTAACCGGGAAATGGAATCTTACATTTTCTACGGATCAAAATGTTGCAGAAGCAGCTCAAATCTTCTCCGGTAAAGATATAGACGTGAAACTGAAGCAACACAAAGAAAAGCGTTCCCTGGATGCAAATGCCTATTACTGGTGCCTTTTGACTAAGCTGGCAAGAATTCATGGCTGGAGTAATGCAGAAGCTCACAACCGGATGTTACGGGACTACGGACAGTATGAACGAGTGGAGGGACAGCTGATTGCTATTCCCATTCCGGACACGGATCAGACAGAAAGAGAAGTCCTGAACAAGATGGAGTATCACCTGGCATTATCTCCAAAGGTCACGATCATGAAAGGTGAAACCAAGCGCGTGTATCTTCTTCTGAGGGGTTCTAGTACCTACAACACAGAAGAGATGGCCAGGCTGATCAGCGGACTGATCGAGGAATGCAGATATTCCGGAATCCCGGATAGTGAGATCATGACACCATTTGAGAAGCAGAAATTATATGAGCAATACGGAATAGGAAAAAAACATGAACAGCAGAAGTAAGGGAGCCACCGGAGAACGGGAAGTCGCAAGCATCCTCCGGGGCTATGGATATAAAAAAGCCAGGAGGGGGCAGCAGTATTGCGGATCCAACGGCGATGCGGATGTGGTTGGCCTTCCTGGCATCCATATCGAAGTTAAGAGAAGAGAGCGTCTTAACATATACGATGCAATAGACCAGGCCAAGAGAGACAGAAAGTCGGATGAACTTCCAGCTGTGTTCCACCGCAAGAATCATTGTGAATGGCTTGTAACTATGACATTAGAGGACTGGATGCAGTTATACGGGGAATGGGAGGCTGGTTATGGATTATGTGAAGATCAGCAGGAAAATCCTTGAATGGGAATGGTACACCGACATCAACACCAAGGTGCTGTTCCTACATATCCTTTTAAAAGCGAACTGGAAGCCTGGAAGGTTCCAGGGGACAGACGTTCCGAGAGGATCGTTTGTCACATCTCAGCAGAATCTTGCTCTGGAAACTGGCCTCACACTTAAGAATGTGAGAACGGCACTAAAACATCTGGAAAATACAGGCGAGGTGGCAGTCAACCGACACCCGAAATTCAGCATAATTACAATAAAAAACTATGATAAGTATCAGTCAGGTGGCAGTCAAGTGGCAGTCAACGGGCAGTCAGGTGGCAGTCAAGTGGCAACAATAGAAGAAGGAAAGAAGGAAAGAAGGGAAGAATATAATAAATCTCCTAAAGGAGATTATGAGAGTAGAACTCCGGAAAGCAGCATCTACGCCACGATTCGTGAATTATACAATTCCGTTTGTGGGTCGTATCCCCGCCTGGTAAAGATGTCTGATGCAAGAAAAAAGGCGATCAATGCCAGATTGAAGACAGGATATACTCTTGACGACTTCCGAAAACTGTTCGAAAAAGCAGAAGCTTCTGACTTCATGAAAGGAGCCAACAAACGTAACTGGTCAGCTACTTTTGACTGGATGATTTGCGATTCTAACATGGCGAAAGTGCTTGACGGGAACTACGATCCAAGAGATCAGGGAGGGGTGAAGGATGAATCAGAACCAGCAAATTCAGTCCGACTCTGGTGAGTGTCCAGTGTGCCACGGGACAGGCTGGGAGCTGTACACAGCAACTGTTGTTGATTACGGTCTTCCGGAGGAAATTACATTTGCGCAAAGATGTTCAAAGTGCAGAGGGCAGTTCCGGGGTGAAGACAGAACAGGCACTCCGAAGGAATATCATGATGCAGATCTGACAAAGTTTGACTTTAACATTTATTCACACGACATGGGGAAGATGCAGGATCTGTGTCATAACTTCCTGGACCATTTTCAGAAATGGGAGATGGCAGGAAAAGGGTTGTATCTGTGGAGCCGGACACCTGGAAGCGGAAAGACTTCCCTGGCCTGTTGCCTGGCCAAGTCCGTGATGATGAAATATAACCTGTCAATGCGTTTTGTCACAGCTCCGGACTACATAGACGCTGTAGGAAACAGCTATAAACGCGAACGTGGAGAAGAAGATCCGAGCCAGATCTACCGTGAGTGCGGGATACTGGTTCTTGACGATATCGGAGCGCAGGCAGACAAGGACTGGCACAGGCAGGAGATCTTCCGGCTGGTTAATAAGCGCATGGAAGACGGAAACATCACAATCTACACATCAAACATGAGCACAGATGCGTTAAACGTGGATGCAAGAACCAGAGACCGGATTATCAAAACAAGCATAGAGCTTCAGATGCCGGAAGAAAGCATCCGGAAGAAAGAAGCTGCCAGAGAGCAGAAAACGTTCCTGGCAAGCGTGATGGGATAAGGAGGGAAATATGTTACAGGAAACAAATTTGGAAATGGCCCTGAAAAAGGTGTTAGCTGGAAAGCGGGTGCTGGCAGCAGTTGAAAGAGAAAATGCTGCGAGGCATACATTCCGATCACTGAATGAGATTTTGAAGAAATATACATTTTTGATCGACGTACCGGCAATCGAGGATCCTGATTTTAAAGAGAAAGTAATGGAGATGGTTCAGAGCGTTCCGGCAGCTGCGAAAGGCTCAGAAAAAAAAAGTAGAGGAATCGCGCAGGATCATGTATAACGAAGAGAAAAAGTATTCCGGCTTTCTGCATATCCGGTGTAAATGTGGAGCAGAAAAGAGCTTTTTCACGAAGACAGGACTGAGCTTTTACAAATGCGCAGAATGCGGGGAGCGAACAGAACTGAAAGATCTGAAGCTTGCATTCCTTCACTGCGAATGCGGAGAACATCTTCGATATCTCACAAATGAAACAGAAAGAATGTTCGATCTGAATTGCATAGATTGCGGGCAGCCGGTAGCAATGAAATACAATGAAAAGAAGAAACTGTATGAAACAATCAGAGGATAAAATCCTCACATGAAAATGGGTGTTATCGAAAATCCGAATATATCACAAATACATAAGGGGAGGCCCTGACCTCCCCGGAAAGGGGCGAAATGTTATTTCCGAAACAGAAAAGTAAGAAAAAGAGAATGCGCCATCCGGCCAGTGTTCTACATAGCAAAGGCAGTAGAACCTGTTATCTTTGTGTGATGTTACATGATAACTGGAATGAACACAGGATCCTGGACGAACATCACGTGTTTGGAGGGACGAACCGGAAGAACTCTGAAGAATATGGTCTGAAAGTATATCTGTGCCACAATCACCATATCTACGGCCCTGAAGCAGTACATAACAACGCAGAGATCCGCCACGAATTGCAGCGAATAGCGCAAAGAGAATTTGAAAAACGATATGGACATGCAAAGTTCATGGAGGTATTTGGACGAAACTATCTCGACCAGGAGGAGATGAAAGAGGATGTACAAACAGAAATTCAAGGAGAGCCAGCAAATTCATAAAGACATATATCTGTACATCTGCCGGTATATCAAAGAACATCGGTACGCACCGTCTTACAAAGAGATTGCTGATGGTGTCGGTGTATCAAACGCCACAGTGCTTCGCCACATGGACATGCTGCGGACAGATGGGCTGATCGAAACGGATCACCCGAAGACGCCGAGAGCGTTCCGGTTGACGGGATATGAGTTCGTGACAAGGAGGAAGAAACATGAAACTGTATGAGCTGTTCAAAGGCACTGAGTACGTTGGAGAGTTCACTCTTGACGAGATCGCAAGCATCACAGGAGCACATCGGAGCGCACTGCTCAACAGCGTAGCACATGGCGTCCTCGTAAATGACTTGTGGGACGTTTCTCCGGCTTATGATCGGACTTTAAACCGAAATGACGACAATTCATTACTTAAACAGTTCGAAGCCGTTACAGGGCAGATCAGGAGGTGCGTGAAGTGTGAGTAGTAAACTTAAAGCAAGGCCGCGGAAGCAGAGACTTCCTCTAGCTCAGTCCAACCAGGCGGCTCAGGCGTTCGGACGGGCAATGATCAACTGTCAGAGCCAGATCAAAAGCATGGAGAGAGAAGCTTATGAGAATGGATTCAACGACGGAGAAGATTGGAGTGATACGATTAATGTTGTTACAACCATGATGGCTCTGAGGCGTTTATATGGATTTTCTACGAAACGTTTGCTCACAGTCGCACAAACTTCCAATGAGTACATCAAAATGGCAAATGAGGGCAAAATGAGCGTTCTGAGCATGATGCAGGATATTGAGGAGAACACAGATGTAAGATTTGACGAGATGAATAAGAATCTGGTTAAGAAGATGGGAGTATAGATGATTAAAAGAAAGGAATAACGAATCCTCGGTAAACCGAGGTTGTATTAAGATTAGTATGGTGAATTGATACATAAAGTTTGGCGGAGTGGCCGTGCCTAAGTAAGCACTTAATAATGAATCCAAGCCGATTGTCAGACTATCCTCGCACAGGATTTGTAGCGTGGTGTTATGAAAGTATGTTGGTTTTCAACAGGAATAAGCAGTTTTGTAGCGTGTTATCTGGCAAAGGATGTTGACGAGATTATCTATACTCATGTGTCGAATCAGCATCCAGACAGTCTGAGATTCTTGCATGATTGCGAGAAGTTGCTAGGAAGAAAGATAACGATAATCCAGTCAGATAGGTTTGACTCAGTGGATGACGTGATGGAGTTCACGCACACAATGAATACTCCGTTTGGTTCTCCATGTACGAGATATTTGAAAAAAGAAGTAAGAAAAAAAATGGGAATCTGAGCATCCGGATCACCACACATATGTATGGGGGTTCGATGTAAATGAAAGGAGTAGGGCAGAGAATACCTGTAAGGCTCTAAGCGATTACGACCATGAGTTTCCATTGATTGAACATGGATTAACCAAACAAGAAGCGCATGGAATAGCGGACAGGTTAGGATTGAAACGTCCAATTATGTACGATTTAGGATATCCGAACAACAATTGCATTGGATGCGTCAAAGGCGGCATGGGCTACTGGAATAAAATTAGGAAGGACTTCCCCGAAGTATTTCAAAAGCGTGCGGAGCAAGAGCGTAGATTTGGAAGAAGTTGCGTAAACGGAGTATTCCTTGATGAATTAGAACCAGACAGAGGAAATATTAACACAGAAATCATGGAGGACTGCACAATAGCGTGTCAGTTGCTTACATGGGGAAAGTGAGGATGGAAATGAAAAATAATAATTACACTTCATTTTTTAAAACGAAGCCAAAGAAAGTAGAGAGATACATCCGTTGCAGAAAATGTGGTGGAAATATGGAGTGGAGCAGGGGCTTTCCGCCACAAATCAAATGTCCGAAGTGCGGATATACGGCATATCCTAAGCCTTATGAACCTAACTGCAATGAGATTGAGAATTACAAGGAGGACACAAAATGTTAATTAGAAGTCAGGACAAGGAAATTTTAGCTAATATGGAAGGCCCGATTGCTATAGAGATTTTAAGTGACGGTAATGGGCATACAACCATGTATTGGAAAGATAGCTATGCGCTTGGGACTTATTCATCGAAGGAAAAAGCCATGAAGGTACTGGATATGATTCAGGAAGCATATGTAAATGGACATATTGATTATCAGATACCAGAAGATAGTGAGGTGGTTGTATGATTGCATTCTTATTAGGATTCACCCTTGGAACCATATTTGGAGTAGTCGGTCTTGTATGCGTGGCGATCATGTACGGCAAGCACCACACGGACGAATAGAAAGGAGAACGGTATGCTGACAAGGAATAAAAAGCTGAAAGACTACGGTATTCCGGCAGAAGACATTGAAAAACTGAATACGATGCTGAAAGACTTTCCGGCAAAGTACGGATACCTGCTTTCCGGTGCCGCCTTGTCAGTTTGCCCGAAGAACACGGTGATAGCGGATATGGTTATTGAGAATATCCTACACCGGAAAAGTTATAGGAAGATCAGCAGAGAAAGATATATCCCGATGAATCCGAAAGACTTTTACGGATACAGACGCAAGACCGTCGCTGTACTGTATGAGAGGATGCGGTTGTTGGGAGTGTGGGAGGATGAAAAACAATGAAAAAATATCTTTCGTTAACTTTAGGCGTTGTGAATTTTGCATGTATTGTTGTGAATATAATCAATCAAAAATGGGATATTCTGGTGATTAATATCATAGCATGCGTGTTGGTTCTTGATAATTTCATTAACGATTGAAAAGGAGAAATGAAAAATGCGGTTAATTGATGCAGATAAGTTAAAAGAGGCAATAATAAAAGAGTACTTGCGAGGAAAGAAAACGCTCATGGAAGTGATTGACGAGCAGCCGACAGCTTTTGATGCGGAAAAAATTACGGAATCGCTTATGAACAGATTTCGTGTTGTTTCCAATGACGAGGACTTGGAATGGAACAGAGCTATAGATTATGCTATTAAAATCTTAGAAGGCGGTGGAACTGAATGAGTAGATTAATAGATGCGGACGACTTAATTGAATATATTAAAATATGGGATATTGGTATGAGTATTGATTCTGACCAAAAAGAATTTATTAATTGTATTAATAGACAGCTGACAGTTTTTGATGTGGAGAAGGTTATTGAGCAATTAGAGAATTATTTATTTGAAAAATATTGCATAGAAGGAGATACAACAATTGATGAAATTGTGAAAGGCGGTGGAGTTGAATGAGAGAAATTCTTTTCAAGGCGAAGCGGATTGATAATGGTGAATGGATAGAGGGGAGCCTCATAGATTTAGATATTGACAGCGGATATTGTTATATTGTTCAGCCGTATAAAAAAGCGAGTATATTGCCAATCATCTTTTTAATAACAGACAGAATGAAATTGGTTGATCCAGAAACACTCTGCCAGTTTACAGGACTTTGCGACAAGAATGGGAAGAGAATCTGGGAGAATGACATCATCCAGTATGGCGCAGTTGCGGCTGTTGTTAAGTTTGGAGAATACGGTAATGGAAATTTAGGATTTTATGTAGATTTTCCAGAAGAAACCAATTATCGAAAAGATTTCTCGTATTGGGCGAAGAAAGTAGTCGTTATTGGAAATGCGGTTGACGATCGAAGTTTATTACAGGAGGTGAAGTAGATGATCGATTTGACAAATAAATGTGTATTAGTCAGAACGCATGAAGAGTATGAAAATATTCTGAAAGCAGCAAAGAAACAAGGATATATCGGCATTCGCAGTGTTGCATCAATATTGTAACTCAATCAGTCCGCATGAC